TCCATCATGACGAGGCATTCCTCGGGGAAGTGGGCGACAATCCAATTGCGCACCGCGCTCACCCCGCTGATCGCGTCGGGGATGCCGACTTTCCCAAGAGGGATGTGGGCGTAGCTGGCGATTTCGGATTCCGGTACAACGAGAGTGGCCGCCGGGAACAGCCGGTGCGACGTGATCGACCGCTGGCGACTGCGGCTCATGATTACGACGCGGATCGCAATCGGACGGAGTTCGGGAAATTCCACTACGGGAATGGTTGCATGGCCGGGAGTCATCTGCCCGTCCGGCTCGGACCCAGGATTCGCGGGGCATGAGCCGCCCGTGACACCACTTTCAGTACCCTGCGATTCAGGTTTAGGAGACGCTGGCCGCTTTTTGCGCGAGTTCGATGAGTCTTTTTCCATGGAGGACACGGCCGATGCCGATTTTCTTGGTTTTGCGGGTGATTGAATAATCGACTTCCTTCACGCCGATGAGCTGGAGCGCGAGCATCCAGTCTCTCAAGTCGTGAAAGATAAAAACCAGGTAGTCGTGATGCTCGAATGCCTGGCATTCCATACGTGGGATCGTTTCGAGGTCTTCGGCGGGATCGGCCTCGGCGAACAACTTGGCAATTTCGTCCTCCATGAATCCGGTCAGTTCGATGTCGAACGTGGGATCGCTCTCCCGCAGTTTATCCACGACCCGCTTGAGATCGTCTTCATCGAGTTCGGCCAGTTCCGAAAGCCGGTTGTCGGCGAGTAGGTCGGCCAGTTCCGCCGCCTCCGACTCGTAATCCTGGATGTCCACCGGCACGGTTTCACAGCCGATCAGCAGGGCGGCCTCAAGCCGGCCGTGACCCCGAACGATCAGCCCGCTGCGTTTACTCACCGTGATCGGCGACCGCCACCCCTGTTCCTGGATGATCGCGGCAAGAAGCTGTATCTGGTGGGCGCTGTGGCGGTTCGGGTTGACCGGGTTCGGTTTGAGTTTCCGGGGATCAACGAGTTGGTTATGGGCGCAGTGGACGGTCACAGCCTCGCCAACGCTGTCAACCGCTTGACAGCCGTGTGCGTGTCTCGCGTAGGATCACCGCCATGACGCGGAAGGAATTCCAACGGACAATACAGCGCTGGCGGGCGAAAAATGGTTTCACCCAGCAGGGCGCGGCCGCTCACCTTGGGGTATCCGTCCGTACGCTTCAAAACTGGGAAATCGCCCGCAACATGCCGCAGAGCTATGGGCTCAAGGCCATATTGGTCGAAATCGGCGGGAAGAAAGACGCTCGCAGATGAACGACTACACAGCAAAGCAGGGGCAGTATTTGGCCTTCATTTTCTACTACGAAAAGCTGAATGAGAAGCCGCCTTCTGAGGCTGATTTCCGGCAGTTTTTCAAAGTCAGTGCACCGTCTGTTCACCAAATGATACTTACCTTGGAGCAGAAAAAGTTTATTGCGAGGACACCGGGTCAGGGACGATCAATCCGTTTACTTCTGACGAGAGATCAGCTGCCGGATCTGGCTTGATCGGAGTTGACTCCATCCCGCGTGGATGGAACCGATTCCGCCCGAGGTAGCGCGCAAACTTCTCACCCGTGATTTCTCCAACCTGATCCAACGGGTTCAAGGGGGAGGAAAGCTCACGCGCTCTGAGCGCAACATGCTCCAGGCGATGGCCGCTGGGTCCGTGGCAAGCGGGATCACGCTTGCGGCGAATTACAACGAGCTGGCCGAGGCACTCGGGGTGACACGGCAGGCCATTCATGCCTGGCGAAAGCTCGAAGGCGCACCGGAGCCGAATGCGAACGGCACGCACGAAGTGGCTGTCTGGCGGGAGTTCGTCAAACAGCGCGGGCTCAAAAACGAAGAGGACGTTTCGGATGTGGAGTCCTCCCTCAAAGCCCGGAAGCTGCTGGCCGAGGTGATGGAGCGCGAGTTCCGGCTCCAGGTGAAGCAGGGCGAATACGTGCTCCTGGATGACGTGAAGACCCGGTGGGCCTACCACGTAGGGCAGGCTGTGGCACTCCTGCGGAAGCGGCTCGAGCAGGAAATCCCGCCGATCCTTTCCGGCCTCGATGCAATTGCGATCCGCAAAGAGCTTTCCATCGCCGTGGATGAATTCGCGGCAATCCTCCATGACGGCGAACAAGCTGGATAATATCTGGCGGGATGTCTGGCGGCCGCCGGACCGCCGTCCCCCGTGGGCGTGGGCGGAGGAACACATTGCCTCGATCCCGTATTCGCCGGTCCCGGGCCGGTTTCGCTCGGACCACTCGCCGTGGCTGCGCGAGCCGCTGGAGGCATTGGTGGATCCAAGCGTCCGCATCGTTTCGATCATCGCCGCCATCCAGTGCGGCAAGACGAGCGTGGGCGAGATCGGAATATCCTACATCATCGCCAACCTTCCCGGCCCCGCGCTCTGGCTCGACCAGACCGACGAGGACGCCCGCGACCAAAGCGAATCCCGGCTCCAAAAGCTCTTCGACGAATGCGCCCCTGTGCGTGCGCTCTACCCCCGCGATCGGCACAAAAAGAAAATGGCCGCAATCCACTTCGCCAACGGGATGACGCTTTGGATTCTGGGGGCTCACAATAAGACGAATCTTCAGCGGCGTTCGATTCGTTGGCTCGTCGGAGACGAATGCTGGACTTGGCCGCCCGGTCACATGGCGGAGGCAGAGGCGCGCGTCACCGCGTTCGGCTGGTTGGGCAAATGCCTGTTCATGAGCCAGGCCGGGGAGGAAGGCGACGACACGTCCCGGAAGTTCGAGACGACCGACCAACGGGAATGGACATTCGCCTGCCCGAAGTGCGGCACACGCCAACCGTTCAAGTGGGAGAATGTCGAATGGAGCAAATCCGCCCGCCGGGACGACTACGAATGGGATTACGGTGAAGTGCGCCAGAGCGCCTCTTTGCGCTGCGACGGCTGCAACCACTACTTCGAGGATACCGACCGGGTCCGGCGGGAACTCAATGCCAGCGGCAAATTCGTTCCGCAAAACCCGCACGCCTCGCCCGAGAACGCTGGGTTCCACTGGAATTCCCTCTGCGCGATGAGCTGGGGACGGCTCGCCGAACTTTACCTCCGGGCAAAAGCGGTTTCCCGGCAGGGTGATTTTTCGCTCCTCCAGCAATTTTACCAGAAGCGGCTCGCGATCCCGTGGCGAGAGACGAGCGAGGACTACAAACTCGAAATCGAGCGCACCGGCTACCGGAAGGGCGAGCTTTGGGATGAGGAGGCGGCCTTCGACAAAGCCGGCCGCATCGTCCCCGGCCCGTATGATCCGGCCGCGATTTCCGCTCCGCTTCGCGTACTTACCGTGGACGTTCAGATGGATCACCTTTTTGCCGTGGTCCGGGCCTGGAGCGCGAACGGTTCCTCCCGACTCCTCTGGAACGAACGAATCCTGACGTTCGAGGACATCCGCACGTTGCAGGAACGGTTTACGGTCCACCCGAACCTCGTGTTCCTCGATGCCGGCCATGCCGCCTACGAGGTCTATCGCCAATGCGCAGAGTACGGTTGGACGGCCCTCATCGGCGACCGCCGCCCGACATTCGTCCACCGGGGGCGCGATGGAAAATCCGTCCACCGGTTTTACTCGCCCCGCCGGAAGGTCGTCCTCGGGCACAACAAAAGCTGCTCGGTCTTTTACTGGTCGAACCTCAATTGCAAAGACATCCTCGCCCGCCTCCGGCGCAACCAACGCCCCGAGAAGGGAGCGACCTGGGAAGTGCCCGATGACATCGACGACGACTACCTCGCCCAGATGGAAAGCGAGCACCGGATCAAGGATGGCGGGAAGTGGATCTGGAAACAGATCGGATCCCGCCCGAATCACCTTTGGGACTGTGAGGCCATGCAGGTCGTGGCCGTCGTCATGCTTAAGCTGGTCGGACGGGAGTTCTCGTCAGCCGGCGAACAGGCAGAGGAGGCGGGGTCTCAGCCAGAGTGACAGGTTGACGCCGCATCGGGTGCATGGACCCGATCAAGCGACTCCTGGAAATCGCCACCCACGAGGTAGGCGTGCATGAAGATGGCGGCAACAACCGCGGCCCCCGCATTGTCGAATACCAATCCGCCACATGGCTCAAACCGGCCCCATGGCCGTGGTGCGCGGCTTTCATCTGCTGGATCATCCGCGAGTGGCTCCGCGAGCCAGCGGTTTTGGAGAAATTGTTGTTACGAAACAACAAAGAGGCCGAAAACTGGCGACCAAAGACGGCGGGGGCGTTCGACTTCGAGCGCTGGGCCAAAGAACGGGGGCTCCAGGTTCTGAACAGGAAATCCCTCGCCAAAGCCGGGGATCTTGTCGTTTTCGACTTCTCCCACATCGGCATCGTCGTGAAGGATCAGATTTCGCCGGAGTCGATCGAATGCATCGAGGGGAACACGAACGGCAGCGGCCAGCGTGACAGCAACGCGGGCGACGGCGTGTGGCGCAAGCGGCGGTCGGCCTCCCTGGTTCGTTCATTCATCCGGATCATCCGTTGACACCTTCCGTCCGGCATGGCTGCCATTGACTACTCGATTGGGTTCACTCGCAAGGAGGTGGAGAAAATCTTCGCGATCCACAAGGCGGAGTTGGAAAAGACTCTCGCCTCGTGGACGGATTCCGGGTCGGCGGTAACAAAGCGCCGGTTGGACGAAATTCATGTCGTGATCGCTGCCTGCCAGGACGCCCTTCGAAAACTTGCCCCAGACGACTACGGGCGCGGGCGGCGTGTCGTCCAATCCACCGTTGACTATATTCCTCGATGAACCTGATCCCAAAACTCGCCCGGTTCGTTGTCCCGGCCGCATTCCTGCCGAAAGCCTGGGCGTCGCCCTACGATGCGGCAAATTGGTCCCCGAATCGTGGCCGTGTGCCCGGCTCCGCTCCACGCGATGCCAAGCTCGATCTCTCTCCCGGTGTCAGGACGGAACTCGTTCGCCGCTCCCGTTACCTCCACCGCAATTCCGGGTTCGTGCGGGAGATGGTTTCCAACATGGCGATCTATTCCACAGGCGACGGCATCCGTCCCCAGGCGCAATCGTCAGATCCGGAATGGAACCGCCGGGCAGAGGAAATCTTCCGCCGGTGGTCTGCCCAGTGCGAGGTGACGAATCGGTTTTCATTCGAGGAATGCCAGTCGCTCGTCTGCCGGGGCATGGATGTGGACGGCGAGTTCTTCGTCATGAAAACTCGCGACCGCAGCGGATTCGCAAAGATCCAGCTCATTGAAACCCACCGGATCGGCGATGATTCAGAGGAAACATGCGATGGGGTCGGGCTCGCATCCGACGGTTCGCCGTCGTTCTACCGACTCATTGAAGATTCCGGCCCCCGCGACATCTCGGCGGCTTCGATGCTCCATGTCTTCGAGCCCGAATCAGTGAGTGCGGTGCGCAATGCGCCGACAATCCAGCACTCGATCAACCACATGATCGACGAGATGGAGCTCCTCGCGCTCGAAAAACATGCTGTGAAGGACAACGCCGACGTGGCGCGGATCCTTAAGACGGCACGAGGAGAAGTCGAGGATACCGGAGACTTTTCCATCGGTTCAGAGCCCAATCAACCGCAGGCAAGCGACGCCGCTCAGCTCCAGAAAATCATCGGCGGGAAACTCGTCGCGCTAAAACCCGACGAATCTTTGGACAGCTTCCAGTCGAACCGGCCCTCGCCCACGTTTACTGGGTTTTTAAATCACTTAAGACGTGATAGCGCCCTCGGCGTGCTCCCATACGAATTCGCCGCCGACTCCAGCAGCATCGGTGGGGCCGGAGTGCGGTTGGTTGTGGCGAAAGCGGACAGGCGGTTCTCGTATCGTCAGTTGATCCTGATAAACCGCCTGATCGAGCCGGTCTGGGCTTATGTGATCGGTGATGCCATTGCCAGGGGCGAACTCGCGGCACAACCGCAGTGGTGGAGGATTTCCTGCACGACTCCCAAGAAGGTTTCGGTAGATGCTGGGCGCGAATCCCAGCAAAACCGGGCGGATGTCGAGATGGGGCTCAAAACGATTTCTCAAAGCTACGGCGAACTGGGCCTCGATTTTGAAGAGGAGATGCGAGTGCGTGCCCGCAACGCGAGATTCCTCGTGGATCTGGCGGCCGAATTTCAAATTCCGCTGGAGATGCTATGGAAAACAAGCGGAGGCATTGCTACCACAACCGCTGTTGGAGAAATCCAAGATCCGCCACAGATTTCGGGGATGCGGCAACCAGGGTAATCAGAATCCCGGCTTGCCACGTTCAGCCAATGGCACGGCAAGAGTCTTCTCGATATGCTCACGCAGGGCACGAACCTTGGGCGTAAATTCCAACTCTTCGTCCTCCGACAGATCCCACTCGTCAATGTAGTTTTGCGGAGCCCTCTCGATCTTCCTCACATGGGCAAGAATCCCCTTGAGGTAATCATCCTCATTTCGGTATCGCGAGCATACCGCCCCGAGTTCGGCCCTCAGGCAATCGTTCGCCTCGCCGGCAAGGCCAATGCTCTCGTACGCCATCTCAGTCAGATCGTCGGTATCCATTGATGTTTGTAAAATATGACCGGCTGATCCCCTCTGCGCAATCCGGCTGATTGACACGGGGTTCCACGGCGTGAACCTCACACTCCTTCAAAAACAGCCATGGCTCATCGCGCCCGAAGCTCTCGGGGCAATGGTCGCCGCCACAAAATCGTTCTTCGACAACGCGCCGGATCTTCCTGAGCGCCCGAACTCGCCATGCCTTTCTGTGGAAGACGGCGTGGGAGTTGTTGCCATCACCGGCCCGATGCTCCGCAACCCGGACATCTTCGACCGGATCATCCTAGGGGCGTGCGACACCGGAGAACTCATCAATGCCGTGGCAGAGGCGGCTACCCGTCCCGATATCGAGGCGATCTTCCTCGATATCGATTCCCCTGGCGGATCGGTCAACGGCACGCCGGAACTCGCCCAGGCAGTCGCCGACGCGTCAAAGACAAAATACGTCTATGCGTTCAGTGCCGGCCAGATGTGCTCTGCCGCCTACTGGGTTGCGAGCCAGGCAGATGCGATCTACGCCACCCCGAGTGCACGGATCGGCTCCATCGGCGTGATCCTCCCGGTCGTGGATTCCTCGGCCGCCTTTGAGCAGGCGGGACTGAAGGTGGAAGTCTTTGCGGCAGGGAAATTCAAAAGCGCCGGAACTCCAGGCACGAGCCTCACCGACGACCAACGGGCATGGCTTCAATCTGAAGTCGAGGAAACTGCGGCTGACTTTCACGCCGCCGTGCTCGCCCGAGGTCGCAAGATCCCGGACGAGGCGATGGAGGGCCAGACGTTTTCCGCCCGGAAGGCGATGCGCTTCAACCTCGCCGGAATGGTGGCAAGTCGGGCCGAAGCGCTTTCCCGTCTGTGCAAACTGCATGTTCGTTCGGTTGACACGGGTTCCGGTGCAATGAGCGCACCAACAATCGAAACCGAACTCGCCCAGGCCCGTGAGCAGATCACCCGTCTGGAAGCCGACGCTGCGGCCCGGGATTCACTCCTGACCGAAGCCAACACCAAATTCACTGAGGCCACCGCCAGCGCAACCGGCCTGCAAGCCCGCCTGGAGGTTCTCGAATCTGAGCGCCAGATCGAGGCGGAATCTCTCGCCCAGCTCCGCGTCGATCTCGATGCCGCACGCGCAACCAACGCCTCGCTCACCAGCGACAAGGACGCGCTTGCCGCTCAGCTCAAGGAAATCGAGGCGA